TAGTCAAAGAACTAGTACCAGGACTCCATGCTCTCTTTGGATTAGAGTATGAGAGATATAATAACGAACACGAAGACATCTTCGACACCGAAAGTTCTGAAAGAGCGTTCGAGGAAGAAGTAATGTTAAGTGGGTTTGGTGAAGCACCGACTAAGGGAGAAGGAGCAGCAGTCGTTTACGATACAGCTCAAGAATCTTGGACATCACGTTTCACACACGAAACTGTAGCATTAGCATTTGCGTTGACAGAAGAAGCTATCGAAGATAACCTCTACGATACTCTTTCTTCAAGATACACAAGAGCTTTAGCTAGGTCAATGCAAACAACTAAACAAGTGAAAGCAGCTAACGTATTAAACAATGCGTTTAGTTCTTCATATGTTGGTGGAGACGGGAAAGAGCTTTGTGCTACAGACCATCCTACTGTTGCTAATGTTGACTTAAGAAACGAACTAGCTACTGCGGCTGACTTAAATGAGACTTCTCTTGAACAAGCGTTGATTGACATCGCTGACTTCAAAGACGAAAGAAATCTTAAAGTTAATGCACAGGCGAAAAAATTAATTATTCCGCCTGCTTTACAATTCGTAGCAGATAGACTGATGGAAACTCCTGGAAGAGTTGGTACTTCAGATAATGATATTAATGCAATTAGAAATATGGGAATGGTCTCAGAAGGCTATGTTGTAAATCATTATCTAACAGATACTGATGCTTTCTTTATCAAAACTGACGTACCTAACGGGTTAAAACACTTTGTTAGAACTCCTGTATCAACTAGTATGGAAGGCGACTTCGAAACTGGTAATGTAAGATACAAAGCTAGAGAACGTTACAGCTTTGGTTGGAGTGACTGGAGAGGTATCTTCGGTTCACCTGGAGCATAACTCACTTTCGTGAAAAAATTAAGGGAGCTTCGGCTCCCTTTCTTTTTTGATTTTAATGATGTATCATGACAAGAGTTCTAGGATTAATACAAACAATCTATCGACTGACCTAGCAGACAAGCCAAGACGATAGAGGTTATTAAGGAGACTTAATATGGCAAAATCAACATTCTCAGGTCCTGTAAAATCATTAGCAGGATTCATCGCAGCAGGTAATGCTAACGTCGTTAGTTTAACTGCAGACACATCTTTAACAGTAGACTCACATGCAGGTAAAATTCTTACTTGTAACGATGCAGACGGTAAATTTACTTTACCAAGTATTGTAGCTACTGCTCCAGGAAGTAACGACGACCCAAATCAAACAAACAATTTAGGAGCTACTTTTATTTTTGTAGTAGAAACAGCAGCTACCGATATGGATATTCTTACAGATGGTACAGATAAATTCGTAGGCGGTTTATATACTGGCGTAAATAATGCAACTGGTAAAACTTTTATTTCAGGTGCTTCTAACGATGTTATTACCTTAAATGGTACGACTAAAGGTGGATTAGCAGGAAGCATTATTACAGTAACTGCAGTAGGTAGTGCTAAATACGCAGTAGAAGGAATCATTTTAGGTTCAGGCACTTTAGTAACTCCATTTGCTGACGCTTAATAGGGGAGTAATATGAGTTCATCCGATGTAAAAGCAACTAAGGCTTTAACAGCCACAGGACAGCTACAAGGATATATTGGTAGTGGTGCTGGAACAGCAACGAACTTAGGACCAATAAGAATTCAATCTGTTCAAGCACAAGCAAGTGCAGCAGACGCCACTATAAAAATATATGACGGAACGAGTGCAAGTGGAACTAAACTTCTAATAGAGTTTAAATTCGGTAGTGCAGCAAACGAACAGTTTGACCATTACCTTCCTAACGATGGAGTAAAGTTCAACACTGGGGCTTATGTAGTATTAGCTAATTGCGACTTTTTTGTAGCATATTACAACTAATATGGCGACCTCAGGAACTCGTGCATTTAGTTTAGATGTAGCGACCGCAATCGAAGAAGCGTACGAACTTGCAGGATTGGAAGCTCGTACGTCTTATGATGCAGTAACTGCAAGACGTTCTTTAAACATTATGTTTGCTGACTGGTCAAACAGAGGCATTCAAATGTGGGAAGTTTCTAAAGTAGAGCTTACCCTAACACAAGGAACTAACGAATACACCCTTAATTCTTTTGACATAGATATCTTAGATGCGTATATTGAAAGAACAGAAAACAATACTGTTACCGACTACGTTTTAGATAGAGTAGACAGAAACGAATATATCAATATTCCGAACAAAGCTACACAAGCAAGGTCAACAGAGTTTTGGCTAGAAAGACTAAAAGAACCTGTTCTTCATCTTTATCCAACGCCCGAGAACTCGACAGACAAACTCGTTTACTATGTCTGGCGTAGAATACAAGATAATACCGCTCAGGTTAATGACATAGATATACCAAGCAGGTTTATGCCTTGTGTAGTTTCAGGATTAGCGTATTATTTGTGCTTGAAAAAGAACGTACAAAAACTCGCTATAATGAAGGAACAATACGAACAAGACTTAGCTAACGCAATAAGGTACGATGAAGACCGTTCACCTTTAAGACTTGTTCCAAAACATGAGTATATCTAATGGCATACGCTTCAGGTAAATATGCTTACTTTATATGCGATACTTGTGGTTTTAGATATCCATATAAAGAAGCTAGAGGTAATTGGGAAAATTTTAGAACTTGTCAAGAGTGTTATGAACCAAAACATCCTCAACTAGACCCTCCAGTTATTTCTGCAGATGCGGAAGTTCTTTGGAAACCTCGTCCAGATGTTTCTTTACCTAAAAGTCAATTAGGGGTTATAATCACTACAAACGCAGGTAGCGGTATGACCTTTGAATCAGACCCGATAGGAACAAAGTTTGATGGATTAGGAGCTACTAGTGGGTTAGGAAGTGTAACAGTGAGTATAGCATAATGGCAGGATTTACATATAGCGGGTTAAAAACAGCAATACAGAATTATTTAGATAATACTGAAACTACGTTTGTAAACACTTTAGATACGTTTATACAAACAACAGAAGAACGTATTTTAAAGTCTGTACAGCTTCCTGTTTTTCGTAAAAATGTCACAGGAACACTAACTCAAGACAATACGTATTTATCTACACCGACGGATTTTTTATCACCTTTTAGCTTAGCTTTAATAGACGGAAGCAATAACTATAATTATTTATTATTAAAACACGTTTCTTTTATTAGAGATTACACACCACAACAAGCCACAACTGGCGAACCCCTTTACTATGCTCAGTTTGATGAAGATACTTTTATAGTCGCTCCTACACCAAATACAAACTATTCTGTTGAACTTCATTATAATTACAGACCTAATTCATTAACCACCGTAGGAGACGATAATCAGACGTGGTTATCTGATAATGCTCCTAATGCCATGTTATACGGCTCTTTAGTAGAAGGAGCTGTGTTTATGAAATCGTCTCCAGATACAATTATGTTATATGAACAAAAATATCAAGAGGCATTAGCTATGTTGAAATTACTGGGTGAGTATAAAGACGTTAGGGATGAAGCAAGAAACGACCAAATTAAAATAATGCCGCAAGGAACAACAAATGTTTAGTGTAGATGTAAAACCAACATTAGGAACAGTTAATGTTCAAACAACAGAAAATAAAGGTTTAAGTCCCGAGTATTGGACTGAAAGATTAGTAGAAAAACTTATTGGTATAAGTGATAACGCTGACCCTATGGTGAAAGCCCAAGCAGAAGCGTTTAAAGACACTATACAACAAGTTATTTTATTATATATGAAACAAGCTATAGGTAGCGATAGAGCGACAGTAGCGGGTTTATTACAAAAACAAGGTCATAAAGAAATGGCTGATATTATTAGGAGACTATAATGGCAATAACGCAAGCAATGTGTACATCATTTAAAAAAGAATTAATGACTGCTACACATAATTTTACCGCAGCAAGTGACCAATTTAAGTTAGCACTTTATACAAGTAGTGCTTCTTTAGACGCGGCTACTACTGCATATACTTCGAGTAACGAAGTGAGTGGAACTGGATATACTGCTAAAGGTGCGTTTTTAACAAGCGTCACCCCAACAACATCAGGTACAACAGCTTTAACTGATTTTAATGATTTAACATTCAGTACAGCTACAATTACTGCAAGAGGTGCTTTAATTTATAATGAAGCTGCAAGTGGAGACCCTTCAGTATGTGTATTAGATTTTGGTGGCGATAAAACTTCAACAGCAGGTGATTTTACAATTCAATTTCCAACAGCAGATGCTTCAAACGCTATTATAAGAATAGCTTAAATTACTTATGTCGAGTGTGACAGGTTGGGGTCGAGGTACCTGGAGCAGTGCTGCTTGGGGTACATCTTTACCTGTTGAACTAACAGGAGTTTCCGCTACAGGTTCTGTTACTAGTGTAACTATTGTAGCAGAAGCTAATATAACACTCACAGGTGTTGTAGGGACTGCGACTTTAGGTAATGAAACAGTAGCCGCTAATGCAGATGTAAGCGTTACTGGTTTCAGTCTTACTTCTTCATTAGGGAATGAAACGGTAATAGGCACAGCCGTTATTTCACCTACAGGTGTTTCATCAACAGGAACGTTAGGTGACGAAAGCGTAGTAGCTGAAGCTAATATTTCACCTACAGGTGTTTCATCAACAGGAACGTTAGGTGACGAAACAGTAACAGGTACAGCTAATATTTCACCCACAGGTATTGCTGGAACAGGGACTTTAGGTGATGAAAGTGTTGCAGCAGATGCTAATACCACAACAACAGGTAATGTAGGTACTTCTGCATTAGGTAATGCTATTACGGCAGGAGCAGCTGTTACAGGTGTTACAGCAGTAGCTTCGGTTACAAGTTTAGGTGAAGAAACTGTTACAGCAGGAGCAAATGTAGCTGTTACAGGTCCAGGTCTTACTTCAACTTTAGGTACAGTTACACAAAAAACATCTAATACAATAAGCGTAACAGGTTTAGCAGGAACTTCAGAAGTAGGTTCTGTAACCCTTATAGCTAAAGCGGTTGTGGCTCTTACAGGAGTAGAAGGACAGGGTAAAGTTAAAACTATAAACATTTGGGGATTAGTAAACGATGTTCAAACACCGAGCTATTCAGATGTTTCAACAACACAAACACCTAACTATTCAACTATTTCAGATACTCAAACACCAAATTGGAAAGAAGTTGCTTAACAATTACATAAAAAATAAGGTATAATCAAAACGGAGAATAAAAAATGGCAAGTACATACGTAAATGACCTAAGACTTAACGAAATGGCTACTGGTGATGCTAGTGGAACATGGGGCGAAGTTACTAACACAAACTTAGAACTTATTGCGGAAGCTTTTAGTTATGGTACCGAAGCCATAACCACCAATGCGGACACTCACACAACCACAATAGCAGACGGAGCAACTGACCCTGGAAGGTCTATGTACCTTAAATATACAGGTACTCTTGATTCAGCTTGTACTATTACTATTGGACCTAACACCGTCAGCAAGATGTGGTTTATTGAAAATGCTACATCAGGTTCGCAAAATATAATCATTTCTCAAGGCAGCGGAGCTAATATTACTATCCCTCCAGGAGACGTAAAAGTAGTTTATTCAGACGGAGCAGGAAGTGGAGCAGCAGTTGTTGACGCTTTTGCTAGTCTTAGCGTAGTAGATTTAAAAGTACAAGACGATTTAACCGTAACTGATGATGCTTCTGTTGGAGGAGATTTAACTGTTACAGGCAGTATTACAGGCACACTAGCTACAGCAGCACAACCTAATATCACAAGTCTTGGTACGCTTACAGGTTTAAATGTAGCAGGAACTCCAACCTTTGATGGGTTGACTGTTGATGGTACAGCTACATTCAATACAGGAACAGGTACTACTAATAATTTTATTATTACAGGTACAGATGCTGGTGGCTCTACTGCTCCAGATTTAGTTTTATTTAGAGACTCTGCTTCTCCTGTTGATGGTGATAATATAGGTATGCTTTTATTTAAAGGCAATAATGATGCTGGTACTGCAACAGGTTATGCAGGTATTTTTGCAACAATAAATGATGCCTCAAGTACAACTGAAGATGGTAAATTAAATTTTTCAGTAGCTACAGCTAATACTGAATCTCCATCAGGCGGTACTACTTTTATGACTATTGAAGGTGGTGGAGACATCTCCTTTTATGAAGATACAGGAACTACTGCTAAGTTCTTTTGGGATGCAAGTGCTGAGTCGCTTGGAATTGGAACGACTTCGCCAAATTATCCGCTAACAGTTCATTCTACAGGTGATGGCATTAAATTTGAAATTAGTGATTTAGTAGATGCTAATTATAGAATACAAGTAAGTGGTAACGATATTATTACTGGTCCATCTACAGGAAGTGATTATATTTTTCAAACTAGCAATACAGAAAGAATGCGTATCGACACTTCAGGCAACTTTTTGGTTGGTAAGACTTCTTTTGGTTTATCAACAGATGGTGTTCAACTTAGCCCACTAAACAGTAGTGCTTTTACTGCAAACGATTCTGTAGCTCTTTATTTAAATAGAAGAACAGGAGATGGTGATTTACTGCAATTCAGAAAAGATGGCTTAGAAATTGGAAGTATTGGTACTGTCACACAATCAGGTGCAACCAATCTTTTTCTTGATTCTAATAGTGCTATTTACTTTGATACAAACGCAAGACCTAATACAGATAACACATACGATTTAGGTTCAGGTACATATGGTTGGAAAGACCTCTACCTTTCAGGTAATGCTGTTGTTAGTAAAGTAGCAGGAGTTGGAGATACTGATACTGCTATTGACTTTATAAGTCCAAACATAATTGCTATGAATACTGGTGGCTCAGAAAAAGCTAGACTGGATGCTTCAGGCAACTTTGGAATTGGAACTAGTTCGCCTAATGTTACTGGATACGACTCAAACGCTACAGTGCAAACAATAACAGGTCCTTTAAGAGGAATTTTAGAGCTTCAGGGAAGTTCTAGTGCCGCAGACGTAATGGGTGCTATCAATTTTTATAGTGTTGCTAATTTAGAAGCAGCAATTCAAAGCCGTGCTGATTCTGGTACTTTTAACGGAAACTTAGAATTTATCACAAACGGCTCTGAACGCATGAGAATTGATTCTTCAGGCAACGTTGGAATTGGATGTACTCCTGATGCTTGGAGTGGTTATTCAGTTTTGCAAATAGGTACAGCAGGTTGTTTGGCTGCAAGTGAAGATACAACT